CTTTTTGCCAGATGTCCAAAACTGGTCAGAGCCGTACTGGTAGCTTTCGCCTGCCGGTGATTCAGGGGTTGGGCTTGGAGATGCTGACGCTGGAGGGCTTCTTCTCTCGCCTCTGCCAGACAAAGCTTTATCTAAGGCACCACTAGAAGTGGCGTCGCTTCCTTCTTGCCGTTCTGCGGAAAGCCTCATTCTTTCCATCTCATTAATTTGATCGTCGCTAAATTTCATAACGTGCTTCATTACCCACTCTTTTGGGGCAAATGCACTGAAATTATTAGACAATTCAATCTGAGCATTTCTGATTTCCATTTGGGCCAACTCAAAAATCGCAGATGGAATCGTCATTGCAATATCAAAATTAGAAGACTGTGGATGAATACCTTTCGCAGCCAAATGAACATTACAGATTTTCCTATATCCGTTTTTATACTCTCTTTGCACTCGAAGTATTGTTCTAGCAAATCTTGAATCCTCAGCAGAAAGATTAGTCTTCGCCGTAGATTCTTCATAAGTTAAGAATGGCTTTGGAACTTTTAACCCAGCAAATAACTTATTTTCAAAAAACTTAACGTCTTCTATCTGGTCATAAATTGGGCCAGTTAACGTGTCTATTCTTGTGGATTCTTTTCCATCACGAACTGGCAGGAAGAAATCTTCGTCTCCAGACATGACGTTGAATTTTGAATCCATTTTTCCAGTGGCTGGATTTATAAATTTACTTTTCTTTAAGCTTTGCTTGATCCTGTTTAGATAGCCAGATGTTTCACTTGGCGGAATATTGGATACATCAATATAAAAAGCGTAACGACTTGGCGCTCTCGTCAATCTGTAAAGAATTAAGGAATCTTCCATCATCACAAGACGCTTGAATATCCATCTAACCGGCTCGCCAATTCCGTAGCCATAAAATCCAGATAGATTCTTACCCATGAGCCGCCAGTGAGTAGTCTCCCATGATTCTAAAACCATAGAGCTACCATCATTATAAACGCCCAACTTTCCGTTCTGTCGGTCCTTAAGTCTCTGCATAAACTCAGCAGTGGATATCCTAAATGAACCTCTTGGATCGTAAACAAAACCTAAAACGCCGCCATGATTGTCTTCTCCAGATATCCCATGAAGGGCAATCTCTGCTGGTATTTCGATTCTTCTAACTGTGGGCGACGGCATGTGGTTGACCGCCAATATACCAACACCATCCTTAACTACGTTCTCTGCAAATAGGTTTCCGTATTTACAGAGATACCTCATTTCGCCCCAGATTCTTTCTTCAATCTTTAATCGATTATGAAGGAGTTCGTCATCTAACTCCCTTCTGATCGTTTCGTCTTTTGATTCAATCCATATTGTTTTTCTTCTGTCAGAACTTTCTTGCGTTGCGTCGTCAGCATAAATATCCAAAGCTGATGCAACAAGTGGGCTTTGCTCCTGGTCTTCATAATCCACATACCTAGAAATCAAATCAGATTCCATACTGGTATAGTCAGAATTATTGTATATGCCATTAGCAGACGAAAAAGCCTCTATGCCAAAGCCACCCATAAAAGAGTTAAGAGATGACTGGTAACTCATCCCCAACGCAGGAAGAACCGGAGCCTGCTCCAATCCGCTTTTTTGAAATATGCTTCTCAACTTACCTAATGTATTGCTCTCTAGTCCCATATTTAGATAATAAGCTATCCTAGATCAAAAGGCATACGAAAGTTATTTTTCCAATCAATTGGAGATTCATTAAAAGATGGTTCCAATCTTCTGATTTGCTCATAGTGCTCTGGATTATCAGATCCAGCAGGTTTACCAACAACCATTGTTTTTGGATCATCAAGAACCCATCTGTCATCCTCTCCAGATATAGCCATTTCAGCAGATGTATAAATTGGCACTTGCCCATAATTAGATGCAGCTACCTGCGTCAGTGTAAATACCGTTCCTGCCAGAGCATCGGCAACGTCCTTTGATGCTTGCTTATTTTCGGTCTGGTCTGGATGATCTACCTTTCCTGTTTTCCAGTTCTTCTGTAGCTCACGCAATTCTCTCAATAGTGGCTCATATCTATAGTATTTAATTCTATCCTCATACAGTGCGATCTTTAGAACATCATATGGACCTGGCCTATCAACTGACACAACCTTAACTGAGTATCCTTTCTCTGCGAAAGTTTGAAGAATGCTGGCGCTCTGATAACTATCAGAACTGATTAGTTTTATGAAAAATCCGTGCTGAGTAAGTTCATAAATAATTCTTCTAACTTCAGAGTAAACAATCTCGCCCCCAGTGGCCGCCTCAATACGCAACATAAAATCTACTTCAATTATTGGAGCTATTTCTTCTTCTCTGCCAGGTCTTTGTACGTTTTTATATCCAGCAATATGGGAAACAACCAAGCCAGTGGCATCACCACTCTTAGATAAGTCTATGTGTACATGCCTTGGAGCAGATGGATGCCTTATCGGTGCCCACGATCCATCCTTCTTTCTTTCAACAAAACCATCCCACTTAAAGTTTGCAACCCAATCCTGCTTCCAGACATATTCACTAAATTGGTGAGACCTGTTTGGATCTATTGCGTCGATTATTTTTTGCTTCTTTGCAATAAATGGAGTGCTAGATGCGGCAGCGTAACCAGCTATGTCCATGATTGCTTTATCTATGTCTTTTTCAAAAGCATCCCTGAAATCTTCTGGAACCTCAATCACCAAAGAATCGTCCGGCTCTTCTTCACTGTCCTCTAGTATTCGAGATAAAACACCCTCCCTTCCTATCGCTACACGAAACTTCTTGTCAGAATACCTATCTGGATCATGCATTTCATACATTGATTTCTCAGAGATAAAAACAGTTGGATCGCCAGCCGATTCCTTAATTCTACGCTCAACAAATGAATGAAGATTTTTCTTTGATGACAGAAGAATAATCATTCCAGGCAGCCTGCCCTTGCTCATGAACCTAGATTCCATTCTTCTTTTTATTGAAAGATAAATGGACTCTGCATAATCTGTCGTATTGCCAGCAACTCCTCCGTTAGACTTCTTCCTAAAGAAGTTACCTTCATCAATCAGTGCCCCGAAAGCATTTGATCCTAGCGTTCTGGCTTCAGTGCTTGCGCCTGGGGGAATCCATATATTCCCTGGAAACAAAATACCATTTGTCTCAGATGGTTTTTTTACAGGCCAAAATTTGCTCTTAAAATAAGGTATCTGATCAATGAACATAAGAATCTTTTGAACAACTTCTTGAGCAACGTCTTCAAGAGCAGCAATCACAGGAAAAGATATTTTGTCTCCAGGAGTGATTCCATACGCCAAATGAGGATCTCTAATGCAGCTAACTTCATAAATCATGCGAATCATCATGACCGCACCTTGCGTTGTTTTCCCTCTACCCAAAGAGCCACCAATGATGGCCTCTTGATACCTTGAAGAGAAAATCTCTATAATCTCCCTCTTTACCTCTGGGTATAAAGTTTTACCGATCGAACCAGCGTAGGCAGGACTATCTAAAAATTCCTGTATAGATACTGGTCTAAATTTGTAATTATAATAACTAAGTGATTCTAACAGAGTGCTTTTATTAGACATTTTTAAATCCTGTATAATGTCTAAAACAATTTGCCTCTCGTCAGGACTCATTGCGTTCCAGTCATGGCCGACCATCTGTTTGATGTCTTCAATTGTTACAACAGTATTATATCGACCAGCCTTTTCAACTAACAAAACCTCACTCCTTAAAAAACTTTAAAATATACAAAATGTATTGTACTGAAAAACATCAACCTAAAGTTAGGATACACAATCAATAGTGGACCATCAAGAATTGCTATTTGCAGATACGGAAAAGCCAGCCTGCGAACCATTGAAACTAAGGCCATACCAAACAGATGCCGTATCTAAAGTCATAGAACTCTATGAAAAAAATAAAATCAACAAGCAGCTATTGGTTCTGGCCACTGGATTAGGAAAAACCGTAATAGCGAGCCAAATAATAAAGTACATTCTTGAAGCAAAAAAGAAGCCAGCCTTATTTGTCGCCCACAGAGATGAACTGCTAACTCAAGCACAGGATCAGTTCAAAAGACAAATACCATGGGCCTCAATTCAGATCGAAAAAGCCGAAGCGGAAGCATCCACATCGGCGGACATTGTAATTGCATCAGTCCAATCAATTGGAAGATCAAACTCAAAAAGAATAGAAAAATTCCCAGAAGATCACTTCTCAGCAATAATAGTTGACGAAAGCCATCACATTAGTAAGGGGAACACTTATAACAATATACTACAAAGATTCGTTAGAAACGATGTTCTGTCTATTGGCATAACCGCAACGCCTTTTAGATCAGACGGTCAAACGCTAGATGACTTTTATGACATTGTTGCTTACAAAAAGGGAGTAATTGAAGGCACCAAGGAGAAATGGCTATCCCCAGTTGTCAGCTATAGAATATCAACCAAAACAGACCTGTCCAAAGTCAGAATCACGGCTGGCGACTACAATATCAAAGACCTCTCTGATGCGATCAATAACTCTCATAGAAATACGCTTATAGTTGAAACTTATGTAAAAAGATTTTCAGACAAAAAGGCACTTCTATTTGGAGCCGATATTGATCACGTTCATAGAATCATAGGGGAATTCCAATCAATTGGAATCGCCGCAGAGATGGTCACAGGACAGACACCAAAAGAAGAACGCAGGGATATTCTTAACAGATTTAAAAATAATCATATTAAAATACTCGGTAATTTCGGCATCGCCACCGAAGGCTTTGATGATGAATCGCTTCCTCTGATAATACAGGCCAGACCAACCCAATCCAAACTTCTTCTTACTCAAATAGTTGGCAGAGCACTCAGGCTTCATAAGGAAAAAGAAAAAGCAGAGATAATTGAAATCGTTGATCTTCACTCAAGCAAGACTGCAACAACTGCCCAAATTTTTGGCTTTAGACAAGAGTTTGACTGCGAAGAACACACGCTAATGGAATGTTGGGAAGTGGCAACAAGACTTAGTCAAGAAATGCCAGGATTCAATCCATTCAATTGCAGATCATGGTCAAACATGCTGGCAATGTTTGAAGATAATAAAATCAGAAGGGAAAATGCAAAAAAATTCATCGCAGGAGGCGCTGGATCGCCAACAGAAAGAAAATCCGCACCAGACTTATTCTTCGATGATGAACCAGATTTAAGAGGCAAAAAAGATCCGAACCACTATGATTCTAGGTACCGCTTCTATAAAGGCGAGTTCGGAAAACTATCAATGATACACAACGATAAAGACGGCGATGGCAGATACAAATTTATAATAGAACCAAGTGAATTAGGTTCTTGGATTTCAAAAACATTATTCAAGTCACACGATGCCGATAAGAACGACAGACCAAGAACAATATTTAAAGTAAAATCTCCCAATAAACACGCTGCGGTAAAAGTTATAGAGGATTGGATTTTAATAAATCATAGAGATTGGGACAAAGTCCTATGGCTAGATGCGCCATGGAAAAAAATGGCCAAAAATGAACCATGCACAGAAAAACAATACGATCTAATAAGGAAACTTGGCCTAAGCAATAAAAGCAAAGAAAGTATTTCAAAATCAGAGGCAGGAGATATGATTAGTCTATACTTTAACAAAAAGTAGAAAGGCTAGTTATGCAATACACTCTGGAGCAAAGGACTTGTCAGGCAAATGGATGCGAATATAAATTTAAGTGCCTACCCACAAGTCCTCAAAAATTTTGCAGCAAAGACTGCGAAATACTGGCTGAAAAAGATCCACAAAAAAGAAGCAAGCTAAAACAGGAAAGACTTGCTATTAAAAAAATATGAAGGGCTTCACATCACAAACTCTAATCAATCTTTTCAAGAAAAGACCAGCAAACCACGACCTAGTTATAAAAATTAACAGCAATCTATATGTAGTAAAAGATATAGATGATTTCTCTATAACAGTAAGTGAATTTTCACAGTTAAATACACTAAAAAAAGAAATTAAAGCCGACATACCAAAAAACATCTTCTACTATTGGTATTTCCCATTAAAGAATGGCAAATTAAATCTCTACCGACACATCGATGATCTTGATGAGATAGAGAACCCAAAGAAAGATAATAAACCTACTTTTCCAAAGAAAATCCAAACTTCTTTATAATCTCTGGTGAATCAACCATATTACCATAAGGAGAACAATCCTTAGAACAATACTTCTGACCTTTTTTGACAGGATTGTTGCAATGTTTCTTTGCGCACTTCTGTTTAATTTGCTTTTTCCTATTTACAGCGACTCTCATAATATATCCTTTAAATATGATAACTCTTGAACGAATACAGCCAGATCCAATAACAATCACACTTAGAGATCAAAATAATTTGATCACAAGAACATTTACGCTTTCTGCTTTTAGGACAAAAAACATAAGCAACGATGAATATCTTGGTACAAGAAGAATAATTAGCCAACTGGTTGTCACAGGAAATATTGCCATAAGGGGCGACCTTCCTGCTCCTATCGATCCAAATGCTCCAGGTCCAGGCCAGCCACAGATAGCTGCTGGCAATTTAAATATGACATACGGCGACGCAAGCGATGGCGATATCGTCGTATCAACAACATACTCACTAACAAGATCACTATTCTGCGAAACTCTTACAGTTACGACGTCTGGAATAGTTCAGTTAAATGGATTTAAAATATTCTGTAGAACACTATTACTTAATGAGGGAATCATAACTGCTACAGGCAACAATGGACAAAACGGCTCTGCATCCACTGGGGGCACAAGGGCGCAGTCAACTCCGATCAAGGATGTCGGCGGCGGCATAGCAGGGACAGACGGCAGATCAGGCTCTACATCGATAGGGCAACCAGCGCAAAACGCAACATCGCAATTCATATCAATGGGGGGCAACGGGGGTAATGGAGGCTCTGGTGGCTCTGGTTCTAGCGGCCCAGGCGGATCGCCAGCAATAGGCGGTGAGGCTGTCTATAGACCTTTTAGGAATTTATCAAATCACATGCTTGCCGGAAACTCTATAATCACTGGCGGCGCAGGTGGTGCGGGCGGATCTTCTGGCGCTGGAGATGGTTCTAACTCTGGCGGAGGAGGCGGAGGCGGTGGCAGCGGCGGGGCAGTTGTTTTTATTTGGGCAAAAGACTTGAGAAACTTTGGACTAATACAAGCGAATGGGGGCAATGGAGGCAACGGTGGAAATGCCACATCAGGAAACTGCGGCGGCGGCGGTGGCGGCGGTGGCGGTGGCGGTGGCTACATCTACCTAGTTTATAACACTATTGTTGCTGGAACGATTAACGCATTCGGCGGAAATGGTGGCATAGGTGGCACCGGAATAGGGACAGGATCTAACGGCTCTAATGGATCTAATGGCGTAGCTGGAAGAATAATAAGATACAACCCGACAACTGATACCTGGGACTAAGTCTGATGACTAAAGACGCTGACAGGAATTATAACTTTTGGATGATATTTGCTTTTAAATTCCTCAAAATAGTTTCTGGCAGACGGAATTGAAATTGTTATCGGATCACATTCTTTTTCGTTTTTGAGAAATAAAAAAGCTCTCATTTCTTTACCAAAAACACAGCCTCCATCTGCCATGAAAACCTTAAGACTTATGTCATCAGTCAGCATTGGCGACGGCCAAACGTGGTGGCCAAACACACACCTATCTATCCCATGAACCATTCGATAAAGGTGCTTCCTTCCGTATAAACATGTATCGACTCTCTGCTCCGTTATGCCAAGAAACGAATCAAAACTCGCATGAGCTACGGCGGTTCGATCAAACATTACTATGTGATGCATATTTTGTAAAAATTTAAGCATAGAATCATAATTGGACTTACTAAGTAGCCACTTTCTAGTCTGATCAAGCGTGGCGACCATTGAGTGCATATTCACAGGATTTCCTATCAAGTGTCTTCTAAATTTGTCGTCATGATTGGATGCAACGACGTAACAGTTATTGGTCTCCATTAAGAATTTGAAGCACTCTAAAATCTTAGGTCCTCTATCAGTAATGTCACCTGTTGATATTATGACATCCTCACCCACCACAAAACCATGGGATTCTGCGATCCTTAAGCACTGCATGAACTCATCGAAGCATCCATGCAAATCTCCAACTATAAAGACATTTCTTCCTCTTGCTACGTCAGATATGTCTAAAATTTTTGCAACATTACTCTTTCCCACAATTTCAATCTAATGCATTTTTCCAATCAATTGGATATTATTATACATGGGGGGCAATAAAATGATCTTAGAATATTACTGCGCAAAAGCACATGGCGGATGCCTTTGCTACTTTGATATAAACATCTAAGACAATATAACAGCAAATATCTCAGTGCATTGCCCCATGCGCCAGAATAGTCAGATTAGGCTCATACAGATAATCCCAGGAAGCATGAGAAAGAAGTCCCTCACGCACGAAAAGTATTATCCTTAATTTAAAGATTTTATGTGGTTTTCGTGGTCTTTATTCATTGCTTCAGCTTTTTTCTGAGCGGCCACCTCGCTGACCAATCTCAATATTGGCCGACACTTAAGAATGTCATAAACCATAAAGACATTTCTCTTACTGTCCTTCTTGATAATGTATCTTTTTGTCTTCACAAAATAATTGTGAATTACTTTGATGAAAAAATCAAATAGTCAACTAAACGATATTCACATCAAAATACCTAGAGGTAAGAAATATAATTAGCTGAGAACTAAAGAAAAAAAATGTCACCCACCATACTGAAAATGGCAGCGAATCCATAAACCAAAAAATTATAAAAACCAAAGAAACGATATCAACAGTAT